GTATACAACATACATGATAATGAAAAAAATTGATAATGTAGAGGAAAAACTTAGTGATCTCCTAGCTGAAAATAAAGTATTAAAAAAAATAATATATACTTTATCATCTGATAATAAACAAATAGTAAATGATTCTATTAAATTAGCTATAGAGAGAGATAAGAAAAGCAGAAAAGGTTTGATAAAAGCCTATGAACTTTTCTTTTAATAAGGTAGTATCTCATGATAGGTATTGTTTATAACATGGTGATGGAAATGAAATCTAATGAAAAACATTTCAGTAAAAGTCGTTATGCTAGGATAAGAGAATGGAAACTATTCAGAAAAAGAGTAGTACCCTCTAAGAAAAGATATGATAGAAAGAAATTAAAACTTGACATGAGAAAGGAAGAGAAGTAATGTCTTTCACAACAGGAAAGGGTTTAATAAAAGATAAGACAAAACCTACTGAACCTAGTATTGTTAATTTCATATTATCTCATACAGAATATACTGAGCTATGGTTAAAATTTAAAAATAATGAGAATAATAGTAGAACATTTGAACTTATGAAAAAACTTATGAAGGATCACTCTGCTCTTCTAGAAGGAACCATTAAACAATCTGTAATAAAGATAGTATGGTCAGATGGTTTTGGTGAGGATAAGGATTGGAATGAAAGTTATGGAGAAAAGAAATCGAAGAAGTAAGAAAGAATGGAAGTGGAATAATAATATAAAAATTAAATATCAAAAGAGAAAGAAGATAGAAGATGAATATAAAAACACAAATAAAACCAGAAATAAATACAAGAGAAGGGATAGACAAAAACCACAGATCTTGGATTAAAGTTCACTTATCCCTCTTAGAGAAATGGGACGATCAACAATGGAAATTGTATAATAATAGTAAAGATTCTTACTTTATTAATCCTTGGAAGTGGACTACCATATCGACTGGTAAGACAGCAAAAGAATCGAAAGAAAATGCAGAAAATATTATTTCTGGATATAGAAACTGATGGGTTGGATGCAACTAAAATACATGTTTGTGTATGTAAAGATATAAATACAGATCAATTAACTTATCATACTAGAGCCCATACATTTAATACTTTACTAGAGAACTATGATACTATAGTTGGTCATAATATTTTATCTTTTGATGTTCCAGTTTTAAATAAACTTTGGAAATCAAACATACCTTTATCAAAAATATGTGATACATATATCTTATCTTCTCTGTTTAATCCAGATAGAGAAGGTAAACATTCTTTAAAAGCATGGGGTAAAAGATTAGGATTAGATAAAATAGAGTTAAAGAGTTTCTCTTCTTTTAATAAAGAAATGTTAGACTATTGTATCAATGATGTAGAAATTACTCATAGACTTTATGAATATTTGATAGGTACAGAGAAGAGAGATTTCTCTGATAAATCAATAGCTTTAGAGCATAAGATAAGGTACATTATTAACAAGCAACAAGACTATGGCTTCTATCTTAATGTAGAAAAAGCTCATAAGCTGATGATGGAAATACAAAACAAAGCTGAAGATATAGAAGAGAAACTATTAAGAAAGGTTCCATTAAAAGCTTCTTTAGTTAAAGAAGTTATCTTAAAGATAAAGAAAGATGGCACACTATCCAAAGCGGGGCTTAAAAATTATGATGTTACTAATATCTGCGGTAATTTTTCTGCAATTGAGTTTAAGAAATTTAATCTTGCATCACCAAAGCAAATCATTCAGAGACTAGATGAGTATGGGTGGAAGCCTGTTGAGTTTACTCCTAAAGGTTCTCCCAAGATAAGTGAGAAAAATCTACAGACTATCTCATCTTCTGCACCAGAAGAGGTTAAGAGATTAGCAGAGTGGAAGATGATGAAGACTAGAGTTAAGACCATCGAAAGCTGGCTTGAGTCTGTGGATTGTAACAATAGGGTTCATGGTAAAGTTCTAACAACAGGTGCTGTGACAGGTCGTATGATTCATGCAGAACCTAACATGGCAAACATAGTAGCTAACAGTAAGCCATATGGAAAGGAATGTAGAGCTTGTTGGACCATACCTGATGATCAGCACGTTCTGGTAGGTATGGATGCCAAGGGATTAGAGCTTAGGATGCTTGCTAACTATATGAAAGATGAAAGATACATCCATGAGGTGTTAGAGGGTGATCCTCATACCTACAATCAAGAGCTAGCAGGTCTCCCCACAAGGACAGCAGCAAAGACTTTCATATATGCCTTCATCTACGGTGCTGGTGATCAGAAGATAGGTTCTATTGTGGGTGGATCAACAAGAGAAGGTAGAAATTTGAGACAGAAGTTTCTAGCTGGTCTCCCTAAGCTTGATACACTTATTGAAAGTGTACAGAACCTCTCTGAGAGGGGTTACATACGAGGTATAGATGGAAGAAGAATCATAGTCCGTAGACCATATGCTGCCTTGAATACACTCTTACAAGGAGGTGGAGCTATCTGTTGTAAACAATGGTCAATATTTCTTGATGAAGAAATAACTAAGAGAAAACTAAATGCACATCTTGTGAATACGATTCATGATGAACAACAATATGAAGTTCACAGAGATGATGCAGAAGAACTTGTTAACATAGCAGATTCATGCATGTTACGAGTATCTGATTATTTTAATATGCAAATACCTTTAAATGCAGATGCAAAGATAGGATGTACATGGCAAGAAACTCATTAGAGAGTACCTATGAAAGAAATTAAAATATCTTCAGATATGATAGAGAAAGCTCATATCAAATCTAAAGAAATGGGTCCACTAAAAAACTCTATATTAAAAGGGGATGGAAACATAGCAGGATTCATAGGAGAACAGATAGCATTGTGGTACTTAGGAGGAACATGGGAGAATACTTATTCATATGACATCATTCTCCCTGATGGGAAGAAGGTGGATGTTAAAACTAAAAGAACCTATACAAAACCTCGTCCTCATTATGATTGTAGTATATCTAGTTCAAGTTGGAATGTAAGATATACTACAAAACAAAGGTGTGATATGTATGCTTTTGTCAGAGTCATGAAAGACTATAGCGTGGGATGGTATCTAGGTTCTATGGATAGGGAAGAGTATCTCAAGAAAGCTACCTTCTGGAAGAAAGGAGACATTGATCCCAGTAATAACTTTACAGTTAGAGCAGATTGTTATAACGTAAAGATAGAAGATCTTGACGATGCTAGAACATGGACTTAAATATAATCTTTATATTACATAATATTAATTATTTTATAAGGAGGTGCTAATGGAAGACTTTAAAGATATGAATGAAGAAGATCTTCAAATTGCTATTGAAGATATGACAACTCAACTTACAGAAGCAAAGAAAGCTTATCGTGAGAAGAGGCTTGCTGGAGTGAGACTTGCTATTGAATCTAGAAAGCAAGCTGATGAAGATCTTTCAGAGGAACTTCGTAAACTTGGAGTTCCATATAGATCAAGGGATATGTTTAGTTCAAGAATGGGCTTGACATATCGTTTGTAGCGTAGTATAGTAGTATATTCACTTAACACGAAAGGAAATAAATATTATGTCTGTACAGAGAGAAGCTGCTATTATTTCTGGTAAAGCTTTTTGGTCAAAACTTGACCGCAAGGATGGGTTTTCCGATAAGTATCAAATGGACATTGGCGATCTTTCTGAAGAAAGTAAAGAATTGCTGACTACCAATGGTGTTATATTCAAGAACAAGAATGACGACAGGGGTGAATTTGTAACTGCCCGAACTCGTTATGATGTTCCTGTTATGAACTCGGATAAAGAACCAATGGAAAGAAGTACACTCATTGGTAATGGTAGCTCAGTAAGAGTTAAGGTTGCCTTCAATAAAAACCATGCTTTCGTTGACAAGTATGGTACATCCTTGTACCTTAACAAAGTACAAGTAATCAATTTAGTAGAGTATGGTAACGACGACGACTTTTAAGTAGTCGTTTTATTTGGGCTTGTGATGAGCGGTGTTAATTTTGGAAATGCTCGTATGATCAAGGAGCATAGTAGGCGAGGGAGTGGGCGACTATGCACATATCTACTTTAATCTCAGACATCTATAATAGAATAGAGTCCAACCAAAAAGTCTCTAAGGAAAACTTAGAGGCTCTTTTGGAAGGGCTTTCTGATGTGGTGGTTAAACAGCTAGAAGAAAAGAGGAATACATCCCATGAGAAAAATATACGAATGTCTTCTATCGGTAAACCTGACCGTAAAATCTGGATGGAGATCAATGGTCCAGAAGTTGAGAGATCTTATTCACCAGCTACTCTCATTAAGTTCCTCTATGGTTCTGTCATTGAAGAATTGGTTATCTTCCTTGCGAAAGAAGCTGGTCATTCAGTACAGGAACT